ATTCTGGAGTTAGCCGTATCTGCCATCGCCCCAGTATTATCAACATCAACACGAGAAAACGTCACGTCGGTCATCGTTAAATTCGAGATTATCTGGGTTGATGTCAAGGAGATCTGGCATTGCATAGGCTTGGTCACCCCAAAAAGTTTCAGCCATCCAGATCCGTCGCAATAAAGCACGGCAGACTCACCGGCCCACATGATACGCGTATTCTGACCATTTATCAATTCAGAGGCATTGCCGCTAATTGTAAATCTCCTAGTCGCCGCGTCACTAATGCGAAATGATATAAACTTACCAGCGTTACCGGCTGCAGCCGGCAAAGTTACCGTGTAATCAGCAGTTGTCCCAGATATAAGATGCTGCCTGCTTATTGTTGCTGTGGCTGTTGTAGTTACTGCAACTTCAGAACTTGCAAGGATGGCGAGGTAGTCAGAGCTACTGCTGGTGGCGGTGGCGGTGATTGCGCCCGCAACGATCGACAAACCAGAGCCCAGGGGATAGACCTGCGGCGCCCCGGTGCCGCTCTCGCGGCCTAGCACGCCGGCCGTCATGGTCAGCCCGCTGGAGCCGATTGCCCCAGCAAGCGCCCGGCCAGCAATGTTGCCGACAATCTTGTTAATTGCTTGAAGGATTGAATCTGTGGCGGCAACAGTTCCCGCCTCAGCAACAAAGCCCGTTAGTGCCGATCCAATCGCTCGGGCTGCGGTAAAAAATTGGTTGCCGCCGGTTTCCGTAAGGTCGCCTGTGCCCAGCGTGACAGCTCCCGTTTGCCCATTGATCGAGCTGACGCCGGCGGTCCCCGTCGGCATCTGAACCCAGTCAGCCAGGGAGCTACCGTCATTGGCGACGATCACCCACTTGCTGGCCCCGCCATCGGTCCTAATGCACCAATCCCCCCCCTGGCCCCGGAGGGCCAGCATGGCGGTCTGGCTGCTGACTTGGCCCAGATACTGAACCAGAGCAATCGCTGGGATTTGACTGGAAGGCACCACGCCTCCAACCAGGTCGGCCTTCGTGGCCAGGCCGGTGCTCAGTGATGCAGGAGTTGCAAAATCACCGGCAGCGGCAGTGGCAGCAGTGCCCAGCTCTAGCCAGGTTCGGCCCGCCGCGGCATTGGCCAACACCAACGCCGAGCGGCCATAGGCAGTAGTGCTCAGCCCCGCAATGGCTGTCAGGTCGCCATCCAGAGGTTGATAGGTGAGGGCTCCATTGGCGGTCGTCAGATAGCCGGAGAGCGTCGACGCCAGCTCTGCCGGCTGGACCGCCGTGCCGGCCAGCGCCGCCCCTGTCGTCCATGTCGCCTGGGTGGCGTTGCTCGGTAGGCTGAAGCCGGTCGGCAGGGCCAGCGTGAGGGTGACGCCGCCGTCCGTGTTGGTGCTGCTGGTGCTCCAACCACTAGGAACCGACAGCGCAACCGACTGCACAGGGGCAGCTGCCGCCGCCTCCTGCGGGGTTGTGTATCCAGGGTGGGGGTCTGCTGCTGCTACGTGCGCCACTATTGCGGCGGCGGACGTTCCAGCAGGGTCGCCTCCCAGCAACGCCGCCACCGCCGACAGCGGCGCATCCCCGGTATCGATCGGCCCCGCCGTGCCGGTGCCAGTGCCCGCACCAGTGGCTACAAAATAAGCACCAACTGTATTTGATTCGGCGCCAATTGCTGTGAAAGAGGTATTGCCTACGCTGATAATTTGATACGTTTGCCCAACAACAAACGCCCCGGCCGTTACCGCTGCGCCGACGCGGTCCAACACCAGGCGGTCGCTGCCCTGGACGCTACCCAGGTCTGGCAGTTGGGAAATCGTGAGCGGTGTTTGGGTCATGGCTTAGGACGGCTGGGTTTGCAGCGAACGGCCGGAGCCGGTAACCAACAACTGGCCGGAGCCGGTGCGGAGCAGGCGGGAGACTAGGGGAATGGCTATGGCTGTGGTGCGGGCTAGCCTCACCATGCTCCAGCTCAGCGCCCTGGGCTCGCTACCGGGCAGTGGCTCGGGCGCCCTTGTTGCCTTAAATGCCATGCCATCAACTACAAGCGAATGGTTGTAATCAAGATGGCCAAATTCTGCGGTTTTAATTTTTAGTAGCCATGGAATAATTTCCACTCCATCATCAAAAACCAGCTCTTTGTTTTCTTCCAAAAAACCACGGCCAGAAACGGCGCCAGCAATTACGCTGACGCCGCCCATGAAATCCAGGGCCGCCCGATCTGCGTCAGCTGATAGGCGGGCCCAGGGCATTAGAAGCTGCCGTTGAGGCGGACGTTCGCCAGGGTGTCGCCAGATGCGTACGCGGTCGTCTGGGCTGGCGTGGCCGGCACAAACACGCCGATCAGAGTGTTGCCACTGGCGCTGGCGGTTACGTTTTTGTTGGTGTCGTTCCAATACGCCTTTGCGCCAAGGTTGGCGGCGGCGCCAGTGGCCTTAGGAAGTTGCCATACGCCTACAAGGCTGAATTGCCCGACCTCGCCGTTAGCCAAGGCCGCCAGCGAAACACCAAAAACAGCGCCAATCAATGCACCAGCGCCTGATGCAACCACGTAAGGAGCGGGAAACGGAATCGTCCTGCCTTCTTGAATTTCGTGTTTAGCCATTGAATTACCTCAGGAATGGGATGGACTGAAAGTTGTCAAGAAAAAGCATTGATCAATCAACTCCGGTAGAGCGATAGATAAATCGATAGTCGCTAAGCGTGCAACCCCAATACATGCGAAACAAAAATTCCAAGCAGTCAGGATTTCGCTTCGTTTCAGTGGTAAGAGTTGGGCCACTTTCGCCTTGAAGATAGCCTTGAACAATTCCCTTAGAGGCTGTTTTTGCTGCCATAACGTACCACTGGAGTGCGCTAGCGCTATCAAGCCGAGCAGAGTAAATGTCTTCAATAGCACCCGAATAAGAAGAAGTTGCAGGCCCGGCATTGCCTGTAAGCTGTTGAGGCATGTAATTGTTTGGCCTCAGGAATTGCTGCATAGGCCCGCGCAGCGCAGCAGGGGCTAGCGTCAGCGCTGGATCCAGCTCCAGCGGGTTACCAGCTGGATCGGTTTGCGTAGACAATTTCAGAACAGCATTGTTCCATCCGGTGTTGCCAATGGTTCCGGTTCCAGTGTTGTTATGACTGGCATGGAACAATGGCAGGCCATCAATGCCAACGTTTGCGTTGCCAGTAATAAGGCCGTAAATACCTTTAGCTTGAACACGCCGACCGCCTCGGCCAAACATATCAGGGACTTCGGCTAGTCCGCTAAGGTCGTCATTGATAAATACCTCTTCAGCAACACGCAGGCCCCGCGTATATTTGCTCAACTGCCAGGTCACTTTCCCATCTTGAAGAGTGGCGAATTGATATTCGCCTCCTTCTATTCGGGCATCCGCTTTGGTCTTGTCGGTTGGTTCGCCATTTACCACCCTTATAGGCTCAAGATTGCCAGCGATAAACACCTGATTGGCAGGCTTTAAGTCGGGCAAATCTTGACGAGTTGCAAAAAGTTCCCATCTATGGTTTTCCTCAGCCCATCCGTCCATCATTGTCTTGTTGGCAACATTCGCCAGCAAGTTTGTAAAATCGTCGCTGGTATGCAATGCCAACGCAATTAGCTGGTGAGCAGATCGGCCAATTGTGTTATGCCCTCGGCTTTCAGCAAAAACGCGGGTGATCTCCATCATTCGCATTCCGGCATAAGGCCGGGCCGCGTCGCTCATGGCCTGCTCAGGCCTGATCTTGGCCCAGATCGCATCCTGTAATCCGGTCATCAGCGTATCTCCCGAGTCGCGGGTGACCTGGATGCGGGCAGGGTGGCCCGCCTTGCTGGCGACAGTTTCAAGCGGGCCGGCGTGGGCCCTCACAATTTCCAGGGCAACATCGGCAAACGACTTGCCGCTGTCAACCATGGCCTGCACCGCAGCGGGGGCAATATTGGCCTCGGCCGCGCAACGGCGAATTTCGATTTCGCGCTGTGCATTGGCAAGGGCCACGGAATCCACAACAGCGGTCGAGGTAACGGGGCTGACGGCGGCCTGCACTACTGCAGGGGCAACAGAGGCAGCTTCGGTAGAAGCGACCACGGGAGGCGCTTCAGTGACGGCGGCCGGTGCGCTCCCGGCCTGATCTTGCGTGGGCATGTGTTCAGCTCGGGAGTGTTCAGGGTGATCTCCTGATTCTATTCTAACCATTGACGCCAGGGCCTTAGACACCCACCCTGGAGGGTCTGGGAAGCGTCCCGCAGGCAACGGCGGGACGCTGGCCCGCACGTCTACCGGGTCGATCACTGCATCAATGAGACCAGCCGCCAGGGCCGCTTTAGCGGTGAACCAAGTACCACTCCCCTGGGCAGCGCCCATCCATTCCAGGATCTGTTCAACCGATTGGCCTGATGCCTTGGCATAGGTGGTGGAATAAACCTCAGAGTGAACGCGCAGCATGGCCGCCGCGGCATCCATCGAATCAGCGTCTCCAACCGATCCGCCCCAGCAGTTATGGATCATCAGCAAGGCGTTGTCTGGCATCAACCGGCGATCGCCCTTGGCTTTGCTGATAGCCATCGGGATAATCGAGCCTGCAGATGCTGCCAAGCCATCTATTACATAGGTTTTCTTGCCCTTGTAGGCCGCCAACACGTCATGGATTGCCATCCCTTCGACCGCCACACCGCCAGGCGAAAACAGGTGAATCTCCACATCACGCCCCCCTGCAGCGTCCAGTGCTCGGGCCACGTCATCAACCAACACGTCAACCCCCACTTCGCCATAGAGCCGCAACACTGGGGCGGTGGCGGCGGCTTTAACGGTTACTCCTGGGGCCATTGATGCTCAGATGCTGAGGGTAGTTTAAGTGGTCAGCGCCATCAGTCCGGCGGGTCGCTGCCGTCCTCGTCTGCGCCAGGGTCAGGCGCTGAGCTGGTAAATGCAGACTCTGCCGGGCGAGCCTGGGTTACGCCAGCATTGGAAACCAGCGCGGCATCTGTACTCAGGATCAGGCTGGCGTCCCTGGCTCTTTGCATGTCTCTGCTCAGCTCTTCAATTACGTCCTCTGGTACATAGCCAAATGATAGCTGTACTTCTGACAGGCTGATAAACCCAGCCCTTACCGCCAAAATCAGCGCTGGAATTTCCTTGGTTGGGTCGATCATCTCCCGACGCGGCGGAGTATGAGCCCAGCTCATTGGCCCTTTGAGCATGCCAACCATTCGGGCTAGCTCGTCATGCCACTCACACACCGGCGCCAGCATTCCGGGAATGGAAACCTTCCCTCGCAAGTAAGCAATCCGCCTACTAAACTCAAGCCATCCGCCCCTAAAGCTCGAATAATTAACGTTTGATAAATCACCCGTCATTGATTCATAGGTAATCTCGTAGGCTGCTGCTACAGCATGGGCGTACTCACGATGGGTGCTAACAAAATCACCGGAACTTGGCGGGGTGAATGCCTGAAAGCTTCTGCCTGGGGGCATATGCTCAACTGCGCCAGGCTCGATCGTGTCAAACTCCAGCCCATCTTTTTCGGGATCCGTGGACGCCTGCGTATCCGAGTCGTAAGTAACGCCAAAAAAGCAAGCTGAAATTTTATCCTTCAACTGCTGAGCCGCCCTGATGTCGCCCATATCCCGCAGGGTCAAAATCGCTGCCGTGCCAAACGGAAGCCCCATTCGCTGCCCCGCCCGCCTACAATCAAAATGTAAACTTATCTCTTCTTTTGGCACAAAGGTACTTTGCACCCTGACGCCAATACCTAGCGACGTTTCGCCAGGGTGGCTGTCTCTAATCCAGTAACCCATCAAACGTCCTGCGCTATCAAACTGCTGGCCAAATAATATGTCTTGAGAATTGTCTTTATTGAAATCTAACCAATCAGGCTCAAGCATTTGCACTTGCAAAGGCACTATTCCGTGACGCTCAAATAGTTCAGGATATATCCGCTTTCGCACTAGCACGGCGCCGCGCACCGCTGTAGTTCTGGCCCCAACGGATTGATTGCCGTACCAATCATGGGTGCCGTAAAAATCGCTATGCCGTGATTCTGCCCAGGTTTTCCAGCTTGATTTATATTTGTTAGTCGCACCTGTAGGAGTGCTCATAATCCCATCGCCAATCCAATTATTTATAATCAC